TCACGGCCTTCATCACGGTAGCTCTTTGCTGCTTCCCTGTAATCTTCCGCGCTAAACTTGCGACTGCTCGATTTTGTTTCGCCTTGAGGAGTTTCTGAAGTCTTCCTTGCCCTTTCAGCCTCGATCTGCTCACGCTCTGCTTTGATTCTGGCTTTCTCTGCTCGGACATCTTCCCACTCCTTCTCAAGTCGCGACTTAGCCTTCTCGTAACGGGTTGGCTTCTTTTCGGAAGCCGACTCCGACTTGTCTTCTGAAGGTTGCGTTGTTAAAGAACTTTTGGCTTCTTCGGATTTCTCCTTAGTCGCTGAAACCTCATCCGAGGCTTCTAGTTTTGTTTTTTCGGCTTCTTCAGCAGGCGCGGGGGGCTGCTCGTTATCTCCGCTGGCCTTTTCTGTAGCTTCTGTTTCTACTTTGGCTTTTTCGTCTTCCTTGGGAGTAGGATTGAAATCCCGTCCTTCGTCAGCCGCTTGCGCCATCGCCAATACATCCGCTTCAGTTAGGTTGTTTGAATCCGCCATTTTGACCCTTTCTTACACTTTTCGGTAGGGAGTCATTCTACCTAAAGGTTAGTCGGCTACTGGTTCATCCGATCCATCCCCATAGCCTGGAATGGCGGAGTTAAGTTTTTGGGATGCGAGCGATTCTAAAGTCGCTACACAACCACGAAATCCTTTAGCATAACCACAAGCGTCTGCAAGTGCCTCTGATTTCTTCATTACCGCAGAGCCGTTTTGACGCAGGGTTAGGTTAAGCAAAATAAGACTTAGCTTCTGTCCTGTGGGAGTTGACAAGAATCCAGTCCACGCCTTCTCGTCCTCATCTTCCCACTTAGGTTCGTTGACCCATTCTTGATCTCTGATAAACGCCAATGCTGCTTTTAGTTTTCTCATAGCTTTATTGCCCAAGAATCGCCTTGGAATAGCGTATAGTCCTTTTGTCCTATTTCCTCAAGTAAAGCCATCTTGACTGACTTCCAACTCCAATCGTGACCAGCCATAATCCCGCCTTCTCTAAGCTTCTTGCGCCAGCCTTTTAGGTCGGCAAGCACGCCTTCGTAGCGGTGATCTCCGTCAATATAAACTAGGTCTAGCTCGCCATCCTTGAAGAACTCAAGCGCATCTAGGCTTTTGCCTCTGCTATATAAAACATTCTTAAATGGAGATACGCGCTCTTGGAAGGCATCAAAGACAAACTTCATAGGGCATTGCTGACTCGCCCTATCGTTAATGTCGTAGCCGTTCAGCCAAGGATCTACGGCAAGAACATCCTTAAAATACTTTGCAAGAACTACTGTTCCTTCGCCACTGTAAGACCCAATCTCAACCGCCCTATTATTTGCACCTTGTTCGTTCGCCCACTCACACAGCTTTGCCAGGCCTTCCGCTTGGAAGGCATCCCGCATTACTGGTACTTTCAACCCGCCATCGGTGCTGGTGCTTGGCCTTGCATTGCTTCTGGAGGCAATTGTTGCCCCTGCTGTTGCATCTGAGCCTTACCTGCATCACGAAGCTGTTTCTGGATAGCGCGGGATGTGTTTGGGTCAACCTGTTCCAAGGCTGCCAAGTGCTGTTGTAAGTGAGCCATCAGAACTTGCATTGCGCTCTGATCGACCTGCTGTTGTCGCTGTTGAGCCGCTTGGTTAAACGCGAAGAGAACGGATATATGCGCTTTGTGATCATCGCTAGGCTTGATTGCGACTGGGAATCCAGTTGCAAGCATAGTCGCGATTTCAGTCGCTTGATCTTCAGCTTGATCGCCAGAGGCTGCGTTTGGATCTTGGAAGAGTCTGCGGACCAGCGAGGGATCGTCTTGTTCAAGCACTGACTTTACCAGTTCGCCCTGATTGATGAAAGGATTATTTTGGAACATCTGCATTCGCGCCACGGATTTCTGCAACGCAAACTGGCGGTTGATGAAATCCAACCCACCCTTCGGCTCAATCGAATACTCATCGTGAATACCGTCTGGAGGCATCGCACCAGTTTCTTCCGCATAGCGATACATTAAGTCTTTCTTGTTGTACTGCGTGTAAAGCGACCAGCATTGTTTGAAGAGATGGGCTAGACCCATTCGGAACATACGATTGCGTAAATCGCCAGACGCTGCTGCCTGCGACTGTAACGCTTGGATCTCGGTGGCAGTCTTGCGATCTGATACCTGGAACTGCGATCCAGCACCAAAGTCTGGATTGCCCATTCGTTGTTCGGAAAGCAGACGCTCTTCGAGCATCAGTTTCTGGAAGTCAAATGGAGGCTGGCTAAACTGAACTGGCTTCAAGCCTTGTGGCAGAATCTGCCCAGGCTGCATCTTCAAGTTCGATGTGTTTAGCGAGATAGGATTCTGTGCTTCGAAAACGGGGCGGTTGGCAAGTTCCACGTAGTCGCTCAAAGAATTTTTGAGCTTATTTAAGAGGTTCTCATTCGGGAGGAGGATCTCGGCCACACCTCTTGGACTGTACCAACCGCCACCCGTAACTTCATACGGGAAATCTACGAAAGGTGGTTCGCCGTGACGATACGGCAAAATAAATGGTTTGCGTACATCTTCGGTTAAAACAAGCGGACTATAAGTTTCGACCTTCCATCCATCCTCGGACGGAGTGTACATTTCCCAAAGGACAATACGGTCGTTCTCAGCTTCTTGAGTAATTCCTTCACGCCTGTAAATCTCGTCTTGAATCTCACTTCGTAAGCCCACTGATTTGGAGGCTTTACCCGAAATTGTTTTGATAAAGTTCTCATCCTGCTTGTACAGGGGATTTGCCTTATAGGAATCGACACTCGTTGAGATGATGTGAACGATGAAGTCTGCATCTTTGAACTCCTTGGTATAGGAAGGAACGATGATGTGGAAAGGATCAATAGCCTCGAAATCAATGCGCTTCTTGTCCTCGTTCCAGATTATCTTGGCAACGCCTCGTCCGTAGAGCAGGATGTTGTCAATTACGGAAACAATCTCTTTCTGGAAGTTTGTCTTCTCCCGCATATTGTAATCAAACCAACGCTCGGCTGAGACTGTCAGCGGGGCTAACTGCTGGCGCATCGGCACGAAGCTGGAGAGAATATCATTGCCAATCGCGCTGTTGACGAAGCTTGGCTTCAGCTTCTCAATCGCTGTGTCAATTAACTGAACGTGCAGGTCGGCGGCTGTGGGCCAAGGCTTGACCTTGCGGCGTACACCAAAGTAGCGAGCTTGATAGAATAACCGCTGGCGATTCTCCCAAGTCTCGCGCTGGTTAAGAGCCTCGATGATTCTGGTGTAATAATCTGTGCGGCGTGTATCTTTGGCGTTCATTTGTTGCGCTCCACTTTAAGTTCGTAAGAAAGATCGTTGACTGCATTCAAGGCTTTCCTCGCCCACTCGCGTGTGCCAGGTGTGCCTCTGCGAATCTCGTTATAGTTTTGGTCTTTCATTAACTCTTCAACTATTCCCGTTGTGTGGGTCACTGGTGTGGTTGTTGCGCAACCACCAAGACTCGCCACGCAGATCACGCTCAATAGCATTGCGGTTATCCCGCCACTCACCTTCGATGTTTTGAGTCCGCTTCTGCTTCCAACCTGGAATGATGCGAAACACGGCTGCGATGATCTCAAGGATTGCACGCAGCACAAAAGATTATTTAATATTCAGTCCGACTGTCTTGAGGAAGTTTACGATCTTTTCCAAGAACGAATCATCCGCTGGGGTCGGTGTGAGTTTAACAATGATGCGGGCTGCGAGAACGATGCCACCAACAGCGGCTACGATCTCTTGCCAGTTTGCAGTAATCCAATTCCAGATGTTCATAGTTTTATCCTCCTGCGTCAAATCCAGCCATAACGGGGTCGTGTGCCACCATTAAGTCTTGAAGTGACTTCCAAGTTGGACGTTCTATTGGGAAAGTCAAGTCAAGACCGATATTTGTGCTACTGAGGCACAAGGCCAGCGCGTCAGCCCTATCGGGTGAGGCTATGCCTCTGGCACGCATTGAGTCCTTAGACTCCACGCCAAGCTTGCCCTTGCTGTTGGTTATTGTGCGCCTGCAAGTCAACTGCGCTGTCAAGTCCTCATCCTCTGGCAATATGATCTCAGCATCCTCAATCTTCTTTGCCATCCCATACCACATCTCAGCCGACCTATTGGTATAGGCGTTGTTGTCGTAGGCCGTAGCACCAAAGTTCACGCGATTGACTACCCAGCCCGACTCAGCCAGGGCATCGCACATAACCATCCCCATTCCGCTTGCGTCAGCGTAGATGTTGTTTGCTTCCAGCCCAGCCTTCTTAAACTCGACTATAAACCTGCCTACTGCTGCCATCGTGTCTTTCTCACGCCAAGCAATCATAGGCAGAATCTTGTTGCCATCACTTATGCAGATCACGTTCTGATCGCCACCCGCTGCAAAGTCCACGCCTGCTATGCGTACACCTGGCTTGAATCGGGGTGGTGTATTATAGCAGTTCTGTAGCTGGGTGAGGTTGATAACTAGGCTTTCCAACCCTATGTCAACAAACTCGCCGTAGATCATAGATCGGGTCAGCGGGTGCTTCTCGCCGTACCGCTGGATTACCTCATCAATTTGCGCTCTGGTTATGTGGGGGCAGTCAAACGCTGTGACTGCGTGCTTCTGCCACATATTGGCTTCCTTGGTAAACGCACGATAGAACGCACCGCTAGTCCCGCCTGGGCTGGATGCGATTAGCAAGCGGGTTGGTTGACATCGACTGATGGCCTCAAACAGCGGGTCGGCTACGGTCTTGGCTTCGTCCACTACCATCAGCAACGGATGGTATTCGTGGTCCTCTGCGTGCCAGCCTTCAGCACGCCCAGGGTCAGTCGCTGAGTAGCCTATAATGCGTGATGTGTTGCCGTTGGGGTGGAGGTAGCGGATCTCGCCAGATGTGACCTCCCAAGCCCCACCAAGCTTGGCAATGTGATTGCGCAGGCTAGGCCAGAGTTGGCTTTCGACTTGGCGGAAAACGCCTGCCGTGGTTACAGCGATTGAGCGCGGGTAAACGAGCGCGTGCCATATCAAAATAGCCGAAATGACGGTGCTGGTCTTGCCAGAGCCGTTGGCTGCACGCAGGGCTACGCGACAGTCTCTAGGCTCTAAATCGCGCAATACCTTCCTTTGCCAATCATAAAGATTGATGCCAAGGACGTTAGAGGCGAAAGCAGAGGGTTTAGAGAGGTCTTCGAGTATCTCTTCTTGACTACGCTTGGGAGGCTTTGGCATAGGTGTAGGTT